CGTGTAATTTTTAATTTTTTTAATTAAAAATAAATGAAAGAAGACGAAGAAGAAGACAAATGCAACAACGAAGAAGATAAAGAAGACATCGCGTTTGGCATGTCATCATTTTTATTCTTGATACCGTGGGCTTATGCACAATTTACGTTTCAAAAGGCATTTAGCGTATGGTCAATTGCGCTTCTTTTGCTTGTAGTTACATCTTATGTCTGTAATTCGTACCCTGTTGATAAAAAATGTCAAATTGTTGATCATACAGTCATTATCGCATTGTCCATGATTTATTTTATATACCATCGACGCCTATTTGTGCCCATATTGCTTTACATACTGTACGTGACGGAGCTTTGTTTTACAAATGATACGAAAAATACGGTAATAATAAGTTTTGTCGCATTAAACTTGTTTGCCTTTACAAACTTTACGCGACCAGAATTGATGACAGGGATTATCGTATTTACGCTTGCAACAATGTGCAAACTTTACAGAAATAGTAAATGCGAAAAAACGTACCCATTTTATACGACAATGTGGCATATTGGATGTGTGGTCTTACTTGTGCTTGCGTCGCGATCGATTAACCGACTTTCTGGCGTTCTTTGAACGTTTTTTCGCACAACTTTTTTTATTTATTAGTCCCTTTGAATATTTTCGAAAAAATACATTAACAGGTTCACCTGCAATAGTCTCATCAATTTCATCGAGTTTATCAAATGTTGCTCCATACAAATATTTACCACCTATACTAGTAACATGATCATCAAGTATTAGAAGTGTTGGAAAAGTTATTTCTGATTTTTCATCGGCTACCATATCTCGAAGAGTGTCTGTTAAATAATTTTTCATTACTGTTTCGTATTTACTTGCATACTGATTTCGATATGGTATGTGTTTGTTTATACGCTGAAGTTTCCACCATTTTGTTGATAAAGGTAACATATAAATATAAACGGGTCGAAGCCATAAACTTTCTCTTACTTGATCCATTGTTATTCTATTTTCTTCAATGTCGTTAGTCATATCTGTTATTAATTTACGCAAAGACGGGCTTGAAATACTTTCAATATTTTCAATATTTGGAGGATAAAAAAATTTTTTAAATATCATTGTATACAAAATACAGCCAAGTGAATATACGTCTACAGAAGAACAGCCAACACTATTCTTTCCAGGAGAGTCACGAACTTTTTTTGGTACATATTCTTTAGTACCAAGCACGTTAAGACAATTTGGTGACAGATCTTCTCCTATTTCTTGTTGCTGAGCTAAACCAAAATCTACAAGTACGATACTTCCATCTTCTTTTAATATTATATTTTCTGGTTTCAAATCTAAATGAAAAATGCCAATTTTATGACATGCTTTTACAGCATCAAGAATATTGCAAAAAACGCTTCTTATATCAAACTTTTTACGCAAGATAATTGCATCTAATAAGCTTAGTCCTTCAACATATTCTGTAATTAAAATATAAAACTTTGTCGCTTTTTCTAATTCTTTTATTTTTTCAAGATATATGTCTGATCTTTTAGCTTTATAATATTCTAAAATATTTTTATACTTAGATTTACATGTTTGATATTCTTGATATTCTTTTGCAGAGTATTCGTCTAGCGTGTAATAATTTACATATTTCAAAATATCTTGTCGATAAAGATTTGCAAGCCGTTTTAAGATATCTACTTCATTTTTCATTTCTTTTAGCGAGATTTTTATAGCAAAATATCTATCTTTGTAAACAACTCCGTAGCCACCTATTCCAATTGGTATTATAGGATTTTCTAATGACATGTCTTTATTTAAAGCAATCAAAAATTTCGCACGATTTTCTATCGTCTTTAACATGATGTTGATCCCGTTGATAAACAATCGACGACTTTTCATCGACAATAGTTAAATTGCGTTGAAGCAATTCACGTCGAATGTGGTCCATGTTTGTATTAATCACATCCTTATACTTTACAGGTACTCTATTTTCTTTGACCAAACTTGTCCCAATATTAATCATCTTGTAAAACCGTTTCATTTTTAGAGTTGTGACGGGTAGTTTAGACTGTATTCTGCTCAACTGTATTTCATCATCATTTTGAGGATACATATGGTCAATTATACATATACATAAATCGCCATTTTTATTAATTTTGTTTTTTAGGACAATATTCATCTTTATAAGAACGTAAACAAAATACACGGTTTTTTGTAAAAAAAGCCGTATCAAAAACATTACGTCTAAAACGTAAACAAAAATAAAACTAAAATAAACAAAAATGTCGCAGACTGTAAATGTATACTGGGTTCGGCATGGCTACTCCTGCGCAAACAAGTCAAAGGATAATTGGAACCCTTTTTTTAAATTGATTTCTGACCCTGTTTTACACGAGCGAGGTATCGAGCAGGCAGTCGAGTTGGGCAAAAAAATGCGCAAAACACGTAAATACATAAATATTGACTTGTTTTGTTCGTCTCAATTGCGTCGCGCGATTGAAACATCAAAAGTACTATACGAACAATACGACAAAAATTCGCAAGACCTGAAAGACGCCTCTCCCTATCCTAAAATTTTAATTTTGCCTCATATCAACGAAGAGGATACGTGGCCTGATAATATGCCAAACTCGCTCTATAATTTTCAAAATCAAAGTGAAAGTGAAAGTGAAAGCAAACGTGACACCCAACCATTTAGCAACTATACCGAAGAACCCTTCAAAACACCTCTTCGATATTCGCTAGATTACAAATCAGATTATAAAAGTTTTGAGAATACTATACTTTCCTTATTGGTTGAAAAAGCGCTGGGCCATCAACGAATTTCGGTAAAATCTGTTAATGGCCAAGCGCTTTACCCATCTTTTAATCTAAACATTGTGATTGTATCGCATTCCAACTTTATAAAAAAAGTGTTTGGATTTAAAATGGACAATTGTGAAGTGGTTCATCAAATGCTTGTATTGGATACAAACGGTTTTGATACCATTCACGACGCTGTAAAGCATGCCATAAAAATGCCACCCAAACTTTTCAATACGTGGTCTATTCGTCCTGACTATAAACAATTTAGATCGACACGGTGCGATGATACAGACAAGCTAAAATTAGCAACCATTGAGACTCTTCGAAATGCGCTTTCACATTACCGTTCTGGGTTTAAGAAATCAGGCAAAAAATCAAAAAAGAAATCAAACAAGAAATCAAGAAATCAAGAAAGAAAGCAAGAAAGCAAGATAAAGAAATCAAGCAATAAAAAATAAAAAATAAAAAATAAAAAATAAAAAATAAAAAATAAAAAATAAAAAATAAAAATAGATAAATGAGTAGCAAACGTACTTATTGTGAAAAATATCAACGTATAATAGCTCATAGTAATGCAGAATTGTCTACTCGGGGTTCTCATGCTAATGATGATGTATGGCTATCAGGACAAGATGAAAAAGGAAACTCAATTTCTGGTTTATTGCCAAGAATCGATAAATGCAATTCTGATTTTAAATTTAATGATAAACAAAAAAAACTTATTGATAAAGTATATAATATGTTACTTGATAGATATAAATTTAAAAAATCAAAGCGTCATTCTAAATCTAAATCAAAAACAATAAAGAAACCAAAGAATAACACAAACAAGAGATCTAAATCTAAATCTAAAAGAAACAAGAAATCTAAAACTAAAATATAAAAAAATTAAACATATTAAATAAAATGAATAGAGAAGACATCTGTTATTTAAATGATCGATCGAATTACGTGCCCTTGAAAAATTTTGGCACAGCCCTCGCCCCCGTTCTTCGCACGGACCCTATTGCCTATTCCATCTACAAAGACATTGATTCCTTATTCGATGAAGGCAGTATGGCTCGCTCATTTGGGCCTGCATCCAAATCGTCTCAGTGCTATATGGCCGAACACTGCTCAAAAAACTGGGACGGTGCATGTGAACTTCTCAGTCGTAACAACGACACTACCAAACCCAATCTTGGCCTTGTTAACTCGCCTTCGTTTCAACAAAACGCGCCTGGCACAATGAGCATTGGCGACTATCTTGTTTTAAATAGCGCGACGCGCCGTTTCTGCAACTTTGACACGTGTTCGATAACGGAAGAAATTTACAATCCAAATGATCCGACGTCTCCAATGATTAAAAAAATTGGCGCAAATGGCGCACGACCGTGCATGCCTGTATGCAAAGTGCCGGAAAATCCCGACAATGACATCTTGCTCAATAAAGTGCTGAATCAACCGCAAAAGTATCTTGATTTATTGATAAACATGTACTACCATTGTCGCAACGACAAGACGATTCAGTCTGATACACGCATTGCGCAAATTTTCAAGCTGTTTGAGGCGTATTTTGCACGCCAAAAGTAAATGAGTTCAAAGGTTTCAAAGCTTTCACAGGTTTCACCGGTTTCACCGCTTTCACAATTTTAATTTTTATAATAAAGATGCTTATTCTAAAAATACTTCAAATCGTTCTATTTGCTTTATGCATGGCATTGTTGGTGATTTTTTTATTGGGGCTGTACATTTTTATACGAAATCTTTACATTCGACACTATTATAAAAAATTATTTTCATCGCCATCCTCGCTTGTATTCCCTCTAAAATCGTACACATATTCTCTTGACAATTGGATGAACAATGTAGTATCAACTACACCCATCAATAAACTTGTTATACCAGGGACACACGATTCGCTTACATTTGAATGGGAAAAAAGCTATAGTCTTATTCAACAACTTTCGTCCATTTGGGGAAAAACGCAGTATCTTACAATCGGCCAGCAATTACTAGCCGGAGTACGTTATTTTGATGTTAGAATAGGCATCTGTACATCCATGTTTTGCAACGGAGACAAAACGGTTGTTGCCTTTCACGGCAACTATTCGTCAAACGTGAAATACGAGGACGCCATACATGATTTAATTGAATTTGGCAAAACACATCCGTCTGAACTTGTCATATGGAAAGTGCGCATTTTAAACAATGACGACAGTGTCCGTTCGCTTACCACACAAATGCACCAAACGCTTAATGTTATACGGCCTACCTCTTCTTATTTTGAGAAGACAATTGGCGAGTTGCGAAATGAACGACCAGATAAAACATCGGCTGGCATTATTTTCACAAGCGATTATTATAAGGATGATTACGTATGGCCACATTCTAAAATATTCGACCCGTATGATTACGATGCCATACAAACGGATCAAGATTCGTTTACGTTTCATTCGCCAACATTTACAATGTCCATGAATAAAATTTACTCGGGAAAAGAGGTGGATCAGTCGTCCATTTCCGTGATGCAAATGATTGCCGAATACCAAACGTCTCAGATAACAAGTGTACTTGAATCCATCGAAACCATTTCAAAAAAAATAAATAAAAGTATTACCGAAAAGAAAATGCCTCCTCCCCCAAAGTCTGGCTATAATATTATCATGGTGGATTTTATTACGCCTGTACTGTGCGACGGCATCATTCAAATGAATTCACCTGCCGTTTTTAATTTTGATTAATTTTTTTCAAAACTGAGAAAATACGAAACTTAAAATGTCATCGGCACGTTCCGTTATTTTGTTCGTCGACGGCAAACAACATGGCGAGTGCTCTATTTCTGGGAGCTTTGATACAGGCGAGACATGTGCCGTCACAATCTCGATCGACGAAGCATACCAAGGGCGTGGATACAGCCGTTTATTGTGGAAGAAAATGATTCAACAAATCGAACAAGAGTACCCATCTATTCGCCCCGACCAGATGTTTTTCATTGACGCGGATGCAAGTGCTGGCTATTGGGATCATATTGGGTTTACGACAAATAGGTACGGATACGATTATAACGGGAACAGAAAACAGTTGGAAGGAAGAGGGTACGAAAAAGTCATTACATTTAGACAGCTACAACTTTTTTTAAATTTAGATTTACAATAAATGATCGTTGACGAAATAGATACATTA